TCAATCCACCCTGAACCTCACTATTATACATACTTTTACAAACACCTCCCGTTTATTAAAAACCGATCTTATTTAAGTAGGGGAGCAACAATTAAAAATTATTATTGAGATTTTTTGGAATTTTGATTGCACTAAAAATTAAGTTAAATTTAATAGAGACACCGAAATAGGAATTTCTATAATAGCTCCGAGTAAACCTAGACGTAATATAGATACAATTAAAAAAACTTATAAAAATATAGGTTTTGACAAAATAGAATGTATACAATCTAAAGGGCTTACGAAAAAAGAATATGAAGATCTTGTAAAAAAATATCCTGAAATGAAAGGTTCTTATAAATATTTAAGTCAAGATAGCGAATTATGTTCTGCTAATTTTGAAAAAGTAGGAAAAATATTAGAAAAATTAAAATTTTGTGACGAAAATTATAATTATAATAGTAATGTAAAAAGAGGTAGAGACACTGAATTTTTAATTACTGATGAGGACATTGAAGAAGCAGCAAAGAAATATAAAGGGCCCATTCTATCAGATGAAGATTTATTAAATTATTTTGGTAAGAAACAATTTCTATTTAATCCTAAAAATCCAAAAAAGTCGTTTGATGTATACATTGATAAAAATCCAAAAGACACAATACCCATTAAATATAAAACTTATTCAGATACTTTAAAGACTATCCGTAAATTAGAACGTCTTTATAAATCTGGCAAATATACGCATAAACGTATTAAACAGGTTGCCATGATACTTATGGTAAGGCTTCGTGTACTTAAAAAGAAAAAAATGAAGTCTTACGCCTTAGCTAAAAGATATCATGATTTTTTAGCTAAAAGAACAAAAACTGAGAAAAATAAAAGAAAAAGTATGAAATTTTATGTATAAATGTCGATCTTCACATAGCTTAAATTAAATTGGATTAGGGTAGTAAATCTTTTTGTACTCATTAGGTATTGTAATCTTTTTTATGGGGTAAACTAAACTACGAGAGATTACTTTTCCTCCTGGGTATTTATTATTGTTAATTTTATAAAAGTCTTTAATTTCATCTGTTATTTTTATTACCATGTGTCTATGTAATCCGGGATGTTGCTTAGAATACATAAAAGGTACATCGCCACTTGGTAAAACAGGGACTATTTGTTCTGATAAAATTTTATTTATGTTTTTCTGAGGATCTTTTGGATCTGAAAGTAATGGTACATCCGAATAAGTGTGTCTCCATCCTAGATACAATCTAATATTAGTTTTTTTAATCTTTTGTTTGAATATTTCGTGAATGATGTTCTGATTAAAAATAAGTACTTGTTTAGGTTTTACAGGTAGTTTAATTTTAGTGTCCTTGTAGTCCCCCTGAATTCTTTCAAATCCTCCTCTACCCGCGCATGTATGAGTGCCTGGAACACATGAAAAGTATTGTGTTTCAGTATCATCAAGGTTTATCCAACCACCGTATATATTGTCATCAGTTGATTGAAGAGAACACGTATCTCTATGAAACGATTCTCCTGAGACACTTGCCCCTTCTCTCCGAATTGCTAAGCGGTCGAATAACATCTCCAATTTTCTTCTCGGGTCAACATTTTTAAAAAGGAATTTTAGCTTGTGGAAAAGTATGTATCTTAGAGCATAAATTTCCTTACTATGAAAACTGGCTGGATTGCCAAATGCTCCAAAAGCGCCTAAAACAAAACCATATTCTGGATCAGTTGTTTTAAAGTCTCGTAATTGTATATTCTTGACTAGTTTTAGCCAGTCAGTGTCATTCAAAAATGTGTGTTTATCTCTTGATAAATGTAAATCTACAACTGTGTAACCTTTATTTTTAAGATCGTTAGCTTTTTGCACGATGTAATTCTGTTCGTCAATTATTATATTATTAATACATTCTATCAGCCTTGCTTTGGAGCTCATAATATATAATATATGTAATATTTTTTAAAATCGAGTGTGTATTTAAGTAAAATTAAAATTTGTAATAAAATATATATATTTATATTAAAATGAGTAAGAATATAGAGCGATGTCCAAAAGACCTTAAAAAGCTGGTTAATCCGAAGACGGGTCGGTGCGTAATGGAATCCAGTCCTATTATTAAGAAATTGATTAATGAAGGGTATACAATATTAGTAACACCCAATAAAAATCAACCTGTTCCTCCGGAGACTAAGCCTAAATCCAAGCCCAGTCCTAATAATTTTGTCAAGATATTTAAAGTTTGTCCATCTGACCCAAATAAATTAGTAAATCCAACAACTGGTAAATGTATAATGCAAACAAGTCCTATTGTTAAGAAGTTAATGTCGCAAGGATGGTCTATAGCTTTTAATGATCCGGGTGTAACACCTATTGTTATCAAACCTAAAGGAGATGTAGACATAGGCAAACTTAAAAAAGACCTAGATATAGACAAAAACGGTATAGTTAGTATTAATGAATATTTAAGTTCTTTTGAAATTACCGAACTTGAAGAAAATGAGGAAAAGGGGGCTTTCATGTTTCTTAGGACAAATACAAACATTCCGAGATTTTTAGCATTGATACGACAAACGGACCCCGTGTTCAAGAAAAACTTATGTTGGTTCGAACAAATATATTTTGCTTACGCACACCCGTTTAGTGGCAAGGGCCAAAAATTTAAATTTACGTCTACATTCTCAAGTGCAGAAAGGAATTCTTATGCATATTCAGATGTCTTAAATCATGCACAATTGTATAACGCCCCAAGAGGTGATAATAGTAACACGGGTGTTACTACTTTTGCCATCCATCCACTAATAAGAAGGTATGTTGAAACTTGTAAAGAAAGATATCTCGCAATGGCTTTAAGTTTATCCTCGAGTGAATTCGGTACCGACGTTTACTCAGGTGGGCACGCTAATGTATTATTCTTTGATACAGTGGAAAAAACTATAGATAGATACGATCCACATGGAGCGCAATGTGAAGGGCTTACGTGTCCAGCTTATAATCAGGATAGAATTGATAAAATCCTCAAAAACGAATTTAAAAAGATTATTCCGGGGTATAAATTTATAGATTTTTCAGTAGCGTGTCCAAACGTAGGACCTCAAATGAAAGCAGAGGTGTTCGATAGGACAGGTTATTGTGTAACCTGGTCTTTAATGTTTACTGTACTAAGAATATTAAACCCTGGTAAAACACCCGAACAGGTAAATGATCAATTATTAAAAGGAACAAGAGCTGATATTTTTTCTAAAATGCTAAAATTTGCTAAATTTTACTCTGATATAATTAAAAAAAATCCTATTGAAAGAATGCGCGCCCTCGGGGTCTAAAATAATTTGTCGTAATTTACAGTTTATAAAATATATGTATGGTGTGGGGTTCGAACCCACGAGGCTTTCGCCAACAGATCTTAAGTCTGTCCCCTTAGACCACTCGGGCAACCATACATATATTTTACCTATATATAATATATACATTTTGTCTTTATATATATTTAATGATTATGTATTTTTATAAAATATAATCAAGTTATATATTTTTTTTTTATAACAACAAATTGGGTATATTTTCCAGTCCCAAAAGTCTTTATTTACATCTACAAGATTGTAATTAATAGGTACTTTCATCGCGATATATCGTGCGTGATGATATAAATTATTTATAATAGTTGTCACGTTTACATTATCAAGATATAAATTTATATTACCGGATTTTTTATAATAGATTCCGCCCCACGGAGGGTCTAAAAATATAATATCTTGCTCGAGAGTATACATTATATTTAAATAAGAACAGTTATAATGTTTACATTTTGAAAAACTTGTATTCTTCTTTAAAATATTGAATACGTCCGGATCTTTTTCTATTATATTTACGCATTTAAAGTCTTTTTTAAAAAAAACTGAATTTCCTCCTATACAAGCCGTCGCATCAGTGATAATATCATTTTCCGTTGTATATTTCTTAAGTATTTTATTGATTTCATGGGCTTGTTCCCAAGTTGTATATATACCTTTCAAGTGATCAGGTACGATGAATTTATAACTCATACATTAATATATAATTAATTAATATTGATTTTAAGTTGGTTTATAAAGATTTTTACATTCGTTAGAATTTTTTCTAGTTTCTCTATTTCCGCAAGTTTACTGGCATACGTTTCCTTTTTAGTTCCATCGTCCGGTGCCACTTCAATGCCGCCCCTGGCAGATGCTCGTGCTCTTCTCTTATTCGCGGATTCCTCTCTTCCAGAACGCAATTCTAAGTCTTTAAGCATTCTATACTCTTTAACAAGTTCCTTTTCCATGGCTCTTTTAGTTGCCTGTATTTCTTTCAGCACCTGTTTATATGCCGCCTTGTCTGCTTTTCTTACAACAGCGAGATATTCCTTATAACGGTCTCTTAAAAGGGTTGAATATGTAAACACGTTTCGGTCGTAATCGCCTGGTTTTGGCATATACATTGCATAATGTCCATCTGACATGTAAAATTCAGTGGGCCCTGTTAACATCGGCATCGCATTCATTATGCCGTTATTAAAATGTAAAGACATTGGGTACCCCTTCCATCTGGGATCGCGGGCGTTGTCTCCAATTGGATAACCTTCTTTGGATAGAATAACTTCCCCAGTGAGTTTATTTCTAAGCCAAGGAGTTCTTGTCATATATTCTATTCTCTTTTCGTCATTTTCATAATAAAGTTCAAAATTGTTCATTTATTATATATAAAATATTTAATATTAAAAAAGATATATTCGATTCAGTTATTGAATGGAGAGTATTTTTCACTTCAAAGACTTTGTCGTCAAAATAAAATTCTTCTAGTTTATAAAAAGAATACATTATAACAAGAACGTCTTCTACATCAATAGATATATTACAATTTTTCCAAATGTAATATAATATAATATAATCTAGATTGTTTAATTTGTAGTCTTCAAGTCCGAATTTACACTTGTATTTACATATCTCTTTCTTGATTTTTTTTTCGAATGTATTTACTATATCACGCAGACAGATTTCCTCGCTAGCATCAATTTCGTTTATTAAATTTTGAATATATTTATTCATTTCCTATATAAAAAAATAATATATATATATTGTATATGAAACGTACCTTATCTGCTGTGAGTATATCAGATGATTTATTTGATATAACAAGTTATAAATTAGATTGTCTACAAAATCTAATACGTATGATAAATGATTACAAGTGTATGAAATTACCGAGTAAAAGACATAGAGTTAATTATCCCGATAAAATGTATCTTTTACCTGATTTACTTCCAGAATTAAATGAGTTAAATGATATGATTGGTCTACATAAATTCAAAAAACAAATAGTAGATCAAATTATATTTTTTATTCAATCATCTGGGGACAGTGTTATGCTTCACACTGTTTTAGAGGGGCCACCAGGTACTGGCAAAACCACTGTATCTAATATTTTATCTAGAATTTATTCAAAAATTGGTATATTCAAAAAACCAAAGTTTAATGTGGTAAGACGGTCCGATTTAATTTCTGAATATCTTGGAGGTACAACAATAAAAACGATGGAGACTCTTGAGAGATGTAAAAAAGGTGTAATGTTAATAGACGAAGCATATTCGATTGGATCAAAATCTACGAGTGAAGACTCTTATGCTAAAGAATGTATAGATACCCTTAACCAATATCTTACAGAAAATGTAGATAAAATAATCTGCATTATAGCTGGTTATAAGTCTGAATTAGACTCTTGTTTTTTTTCTATGAACCCCGGTCTTCGTAGAAGATTCCCGTGGACATTTACTATAGAAAATTACACATCTTATGAATTGTCGCAGATTTATTTTAAACTTGTTCAAGAAAAAGAATGGGAAACGTCGTGTGAAATTTCTGAAATAAATAATTTAATTTCTAAACACGTTTCTTTATTTACAGGAAATGGCGGCGACATTAGTAACATCATCGAAAAAGCACTAATAATAAACATGCGAAATAACTTTGGTAGAGAAAATTTATATAATATAAGCATCTCAGAATTTAAAGAAGCTCTTGATACATTCGTCAGTACAAAAAAAACAGTGGATGTACCTCCATATGGTATGTACAATTAACACGTTGAATACATTTAATTAAAATAACTGTAAATTGTATATGTATGATATCGTACAAAAAAATAAATTTGTTGGATCTAAATATCCAAAACACTGAATTAAGGTACGGTACAACCAAAGATATCTTAATCCTTAAAAGTCCGATTATAATAGCCGAAAAAGATAAAGACAGTCTTATTCTAAAAATTAACAATAATTCTGATAGTCATGACAAGTTCATGAACGTGTGTGGATACATCAACACAATTTGTATTGTTAACAAAATTAAGACAGATATAATACTAAATAATACTATTATACTTAAAAAGACGAATGTTTCAAAATTTTTTGACGAAAATAAAAATAATATTAGCTTTTCAAAATTAAAAGATATACAAAAAGTTGTATGTTCATTTACGTGTTGCGATGGTTGCTTTTTAATCGAGCACTGTTTAATGATAAATTAGTTTCGTTGAAAAATAACATTTAAAATAATTCCTTTAGTGTAATACGTGTATTGTATGGGTATCATTAAAGAAAGTATTTTGGTATATCAACCAAATAAAGTAGACGAAAACGTTTTCTTTTCTAAAATAATGGACGGATCCTCAGAAATTACATTTCAAATTCCAAAAACTCAAATATATTTCGATAAGGATAAGGACAAATGTAAAATTCTTCTTGACGAAACGTCGATTTCTGAAATAGAAAATGTTTCTAAAGACATAATTAAAATTACCTCTGAAAAGAGTAAAGATTTTTTTGGGAAGGAACTAGATATTGACTCTTGTTCTGGATTGTATCGTAACGCTATTAGTGACGGAAATTTGTTGAATTGTTTTTACGGCGAAGATACATATTTCTTTGATAAGAAACAGCAAATAAATATTTCAGATATCGACAATGAAGTAAATGGTATCGTTCTGCTAAAAGGAGATGTTATAGTTTATACTAAAACCGCATTTTATATAAGATGGGAAATCCAACAGATGAAAATTAAGAAAGAAAAGAAAGAAAAGAAAGAAAAGAAAGACACGCAGGACACACCAGAACAAGATATAATGTTATCTGAATATTCTATTATAGATATAGAGGAAGATGATATTGATACAGAGAGAATAGCGAGAAAAATTAAAGAAGTAAGCTTTTTTTAATGGGTCTACATAGACTTTATCATAAAACTCTTTAATAATGTAGAAAAAGACTTAAAAAGGTATAATATTCTTTATATTATGGAAGGAGTTATAGATTGTATAAAAATAGTATCAGATGAATTAGGGGGTCACTATAAAGAAAATATATACCAATCCGCGTTGTATCTTGAAATGAATTTAAAAGGATACATTACACAAACTGAAGTAGTAGTCCCTATAATCTATAAAGGGTATTACTTAGGTTTTGAAAGAGCGGATGTCGTAGTATACGACCAAGATGGAAAAATAACCAATATTCTTGAACTTAAATCTCAAAATTCAAGAATAACTGCTAAAGAAATTATTCAACTCAGAAAATATCTTAAGAATTTACATTGTGATTGCGGTATACTTGTAAATTTTTTTGAAACGTTAGAAATATACGTAATTACTCAAGAGACAAGCCGTAAAGTGTAAAGTGACATTCTTCGTTAATGTGGTTAGCTTCAAATGTAAACTTATTAGTTAGTTTTTTAAGTTGAACTGTAAATATAGTCTCGTGGGCTTTCTTATCAGTCGGTATCTTTCTTTTTATTGGATTAAATAAGTTGTAATACTTATATAGCTTATTTAATGTCAAATTATTAACAAGATTTAACCACATATCAACCGTAGTCCGACCTGAAATCCCAAAGTCTTTTCTAAATTCCTTAATTTGTACTGTCTGATCTAAAGATCTGTATATATGTGTATATCTTAGTATATTCTCTATCATCTTAACATGATAAACACTAACTTTCTTATTTACTTTTATGATATAAGCACCTTCAACAGTGAAAACGATATGTCTTAGTGTATTTAATTTTGAGAATTGAATAACCTGAGCCATGTCTTCGCCCGATGGCCAGCCATATTTTGTGCCTTCAGATATATAGATACTCTTAGGATGGGTATGAAAATTAATTAGACCTGTAGGTGTCATAACTGAATCATTTTGACCCTTATGTATTGTATATTTAGTGGAGCCTTTTTTATCGCATACACCTTTTTTACAGACATTAGTGTCCTTGAATATTATATCTCCCGCGACTTCTGTTTTTCCGGTAGAGATGTATTGCTTGATGTCTTTTACAAATTTTGGATCCAGCGTCCATTTAACTGTTTTGCTATTAATTTTACATTCTGCAGACATGCATTTATTATAAATGTGTAAATGTTTTTATTTTTAAAAGTTTAAATTCGTAGTTTTTTAAATGTGTTTAGTAATAATATGTCTGAAACTCTGAACGTTAATGTTTTGGTAGCCGCCAAGGAAGAATACTCAAAACAACTTATAAGTTGTATTCAACACGGTATTTACGACATACTTTTGGGTATATTCGAAGATTCGCAAAAAAATAATGTAAGACTTAGTCTTTCATATTCAAATTTTCAAAAAGAACTTAAATCTGTTCCTCATTGGGCGGATTTCAAACTAGAGGAAAAATTAAATTATTTAAATAAAAAATTTCCTTATTTGATGGATTTAATTACTGCTATATTTGTTAGTCACGTTAAGATTTTAGCGTGCGTTAGGCTAACTACAGACGATAAATCTGTAAAGATTAAAGTTCCAAGCTTAAATTCTTTCTTACATAAAATTATCGTGTCATGCTGCGAGCAAATTTACTATAATCCACAGTGTATACACGACGAAAAAATTAAAATGTTTAAATTAATAAATGAAAGTATTAATGAAACTATAGCAAATCAAATCCCGATAGAATACATTCTAAGTGAATATCTTTCGGGGGCATTCGATGAACCAGAGACTAAGTATCCAGAAAATAATAATGTAATAGAATCACCTCACGAAGAAGTTGTTTCAGATGAAGAAGAAGATTTTGAACCTGAAAGTAAAGAAATACCTATAATCCCTATATCAAACCCAGTACACTCCAAAGCTGTTGAAAATATGTTAAGAAATAACGAAGAAATAAAACAGGAAGAGAATAACCCCCGAGACGATTCTATCGAGAATATAAGCGAATTAAACAATATAGACCCACAATCTGAAGTAACTGTAAATAAACAGTATGATATATCAGACGATGAATCAGATGATTCAGATGAAGAAGAATCAGATGAAGAAGATAATGAAACTGAAAATAAAGAAAATACGCTTTTTTAAGTAAAATGTAATGTAATGTAATGTTAAATGTATGTCGGGTCTTCGAGACATTCTAGAACTTCAAAAAAGGCAACATGTGCGATACAATGGGCTTAGAAATGATATACTGCGAAAAATGTCGGATAAAATTAGACACCTGTCTAAGCACGGAGAATTAAGATGTGTTTACACTGTTCCAAGTTATACATTTGGGTTCCCAGTGTATAATGTCGCTGAAATTACCACTTATTTATTTACAATTTTAAAAAATGAAGGATTCTGTGTTGTGCTTTTATCCGATGATAAAATATTTATATCTTGGGACATTAACGACATCAATGGACTAAAAAAACCTAAAATTAAAAAAAAGGTGAGTATATCAGATATAAAACCTTTGATTAATATAAATAAAATAATATAAATTTAATGGGGTGTTTATTAAGTTTACCAGAAACATCCGAACCGACCGAAGAAATTGGTTATGTTCATGGAATAGATTTCTATTTTGAAGACATCTCAGATGAAAATATACATTCAGAATTGTACTTTTTCTGCGATTAAACGATTTAAAAAATAAATCACATTATATTAAGAATGATTATACTTTCATTTGACATAGGTATTAAAAATTTAGCATATTGCATGATAGACACGGAAACAAATGATATCCTTGATTGGAACATACTCGATTGTTCAGGGACAAATGAAACACTAACAGTTATTAAAACTTTGGATCAATATAACTACATGTTAGAAGCTGATATAGTTCTTTTAGAGAAACAACCGTCTTTTAACCCTAAAATGCGAAATATATCAACTGCTTTATACGTATATTTTACTTTAAGAATCCAACATGAAAAAAATGAAAATTGTAAGATTATATTTTATCCCGCCAAATACAAGTTGATGTGTTGTAATACAAAAATTGAACACAAATCGAAATGTAAATACCGTCAAAATAAAAATTTAGGAATTGTACACACGCGGGAATTAATAAATACACATAATGACTTCTTTGAAAAGAACAAGAAAAAAGACGACCTGGCAGATTCTTATCTACAGGCTATTTCATATACCAAATTTTTTATGAAATAATCTTTTTGATATACTCAAAGGTGCAAAAAATTGAAACGTGATAGGGTAAACTTTTAATTAAGTAAATGGGAAGTCCGCGATAATAACTAAAAAACCCAGGAGTAAATCCGCTTTTTCCATCCCTGAGCCTAGCCCTTATAGTGTCTAATGGATAAAATACGCACGCGGCAACGGTTTTAGATACAGCTGTACAAATGAATACATTGAATGTATTGTTTTCTACTTTAGATTTCATGTATTCGTAAAGAGGCATCTGAATTGTAAAACTTAAATTTATAAGATAGGTCGGCAGAAGTCCGTTGTATAAAGAATTAATTGAATAATTTATCTTTTTATCAGTCTGTTTAGCCTGTCTTAAAACCCAGAACGGTGTTGTAAATGTACTTGCTGTACAACATGAGATATATGCTGATACTGGTATGGAAAAATCTTCTTTAAGTCTTTTATACATGGGGAAATAAATAGACCAAAATACAGGAATACCGATTATACCATATCCAATCCCGCGATATAAGTAATTTTTATTGTATTTAATCTCATTACCCAATTGATAATTTATTCGAATTGTATCAAGTGGACTACAAATTAATGTAGAAACTATCCCAGCCCCAAGGCCCGGTAAGATTTCTTCCATTTATATTTTATATTTTATATTTTATTTTTTTAAGTGATTATAGATTCTAGAATATAATTTGATAGTTCTCCTTTAAATACCTTACCAAAATATCCACCCTGTAACCCTATTAACAATTCGTCTATTAAATATTTTTTTCTCAAATTTAACATGCTTGGGGGACCATAATATTTAGATATACTTCTTATTTTAGTGTTAATTTCTCTTTTGCGTTTGGTGTTTAATTTAATTGATTTGTCTTTAATCATAGTAAAATAGATACTTAATATAAGTTCGGTCATTCTCTTAGAACACTCTTTATTATCTAATCTAGGAGTCAAAGCACCTGGGCACCGTTTAATTAGAGCATTCGTTACGTTATCGAGCATATCGTTACTAGGTCCTAATATTATGTCATTATACATATCTTGTCTAAGTTTTTTTTTATCACCGAATTTATTATAAGAATAATGGGCTGGCGACTTTGGGGGCAACATCCTAGGATTGTATCCTCCGCAATTATTATAAAAATAATCCATTAACATCTGCTGACCAAGCACGTTGGGAAGTCCTGTACCCGATCTTGGACCAAGTGGATCATCCCCAGATGCCCAAAATTCTGGCGCGCCTCCCCGTGTTTTAATACCATATCTAAACGCCCAGTCTGTTTCGCGCTCTGGTCCGGCAAGTTGTTTTTGTCTCAATGTTGCGTGAGGGCCTATACCAGGTACGGGATTGCAGTGAATAACCCACCCATTTCCTACATCAACATCCGGACCCGCCTTTCCAAACTTGGTTATTCTTTTCATAGGGGTCTTCTTTTTACGAGCACATCGCGACTTGCGTTGGGCGGCGGACAATTTCTGAACTAACTTAGGAGTCTTTGAGTCTACTTTTTTACTTGGTCGGCAATAAGCGATACTCTCTTTAGTCTTGCGTCCACATGGTTTTCTTTTGGGCCAGGCACAAGCGTCTACCCATTTTTCTTTGTACCAGCGAGATAAATTTGATTTTCCTTTTGAACCAGTGTATTTTCCTCCCTTTGATTTGTATTCTCTAACGAGTCTACCCGAATCATATGCTCCCCATCTACGTCCTTTTATAGACCTCTGAATTTTAGACTTGATAGATTCATACATTTTCTTATTAACTACATTATCAGGTAATTTGTATTTTTTACCGAAATTTAGTTCTATAACATTCTCTTCTTCTAACCAAGCAAGCGCATTATTATACCATTCATAAAGATCATCTCCAGGTCCATATGGATACCCCATTTTATTCAAAAGTTCGAGAGTATAGTCGGCCGACTGCTCTACATTAATCCCCTGTTGTCCTCGGTATTGTATATTATCGGGGTCTAATGTAACTATTTCATCTAGGACGTAACTTATTATATTATACCATAACAAGTCATCTGAAAGATCCTTTTTCGTTAAGATAGAAGACATTTTCTTTAGCAAAAAAGCAGTGTCATGTTTCAAAGGGTTTAAAGCCAACCATGGTTCTCCGGAATTTGGAGTCATTTGTTCGATAGAATATTGTTCCGGATTAAAATTAGACCCCATAGACCTTCTAACGGAATTATAAAAATCGATATTAATGGAAAGTAAAACCATCTTGAGATACCTTTTCGATTTAGTAAATTTTCTTGCTAGGTATCCGCGAGCCAACTTTTGAAGTTCTGGGGCAGCGGCATATTCAAGTATTATCTGGGCTGGGTCCCAACGTACTTTATCCGCGAGAATGTCTTTTATTTGTGCCGCATTTTTCATTCCAAATGACAGCTTCTTACTGCCAGATATGTCAGTTGGAAACTTACCTGTTTTATTGTAAACATTAAGTCTACGTTTGTAGTCGGCAAGACTGGCTTTAAGACTTGGTTTGTTCCAAAGTATGTACATAGACAAATAACCGGGTTTCATTGGGTCTTTAGTACGAAGGTCTTTATTATGACGTGAAATGTATCTCTCGCGGCGCTCTTTGTCTTTATGAATTGTAAAGTCAGACATCCCAGCGGCGCCGAATTTACGAGTGTACGTCTTTCCATTTTTTTCGAATACTATCTCATACTTCTTAGAATTTCCCTTAAGTTTTTTAAAACTTTTTACTTTTATCATTTAAAATATATCTATATTTTATTTTAATCACAATACAAACATTACTTCTTAAAAGTATGACTTCAGGTTCCAAATAGGTATATTACCGGTGGCGCAAAATATAGACATTTTATCAACGTAATGTCTACAATCGTATATACCAAATATGTACTTTTTATTTATAATACACGAGTAAGTTTCTATTTCTTGAAAAGTTTTTTCAGTTGAACCCAGTATTACGTCTTTTTTAATTACAAATGGTTCATTTTTAAAAAAGTTTTCAAGTATATAACGGAATTGTTCATTAAATTCGGGATCGTATAAATTTGGATACAGTCTCTTGATATTTTTACCGTTTTCATTATTAATATCTGAGGTTACGCAAGTATTATTTTCATTAAATGCCCTAAAATCATAACGAACTCTTTTAATTGGTGTTTTAAAAGATATACCAGTGTGAGTTATACCCCCAGGAATTTTTTCCAAATGAAGTATAACATTTTTTGAAAATACATTAAAGGCCAGACTTAACAGATAAAATATCATTCATTATATAATGTACTATATATAATAATTATATTTAAAATCATCCGTGATTCTAATTTGCCTTATTATAGGTCCAGATATCAACATGACCATTTATTAAATTTCTCTTTTCAAATGAAAAGTCTTCCATTAGTTTGTCTATAGTTGAAATGTAATCTAATGTATAAGGTTCGCCTGCTAACATCATCTTAGACGGTTTATAATCTGTAGAGATGTCAACGATAATTACTTTATTCGAAGATATTCTAATAGCGTTATTAAGAATTTTCCTGTGACCTTCTTCTGGTATTTCATGAAAAGCGAACATGCATGTAACTATATCATATTCTCTATCTTTACCATAAGTTTCTGCGTTTCCATATATATAATTACTCCCGGGATTAAATAAACTAGAATATCTCAACATTTCCTTAGATGTATCAACACCTGTTTGTCCAGGTTTGGTGGAAAACCCTGTTCCGCAACATAGATCGCATATGCTACCATGCATTTCTTCGTATATCTGTTTTCTAATGTCTACCCCAGAATAAGCCTTTTTGTCTATAAGTTTTGTAAATAAAGGTGTGGCCGCCGCGTGAAGGTTACCCAACATACCGGTATTACCTAGATTATGAATTGATGGGTTATACCAGTAAGGATGGTTTAATGAAAAAATAAATGTATTAATTAAGGCTATCATACTTTATGTATTCTAAAGTAATATATTGTAATATTATTTATTTTTAAGTAAATTTATTTATATTATGAGGGGATAAATAAGAATCTTTACACACTTTACGTGTATTACCAAGTTCATTTGCGGTATAATCTATACCTTGTATTATTTGTTTTTTTCTTTCCTTCTCTGTCTTACCCAATCTTACCCTTTTCATAAACTTTAAAAAAATTTGGTTTGCTCTATATGTACGCACGTCTTTACATGTTATATTTGAATTAACTTTATTACGTAGAAACGTGTTTAAATCGGTACTGGTTATACATTTTCCTTCAGAGTCGTAAAATAAATTAGGTCCCTTAATTTTTTTGACGCGATTTATAAAATTTAAACTTTTTTCTGATGTAATGGTTTTAGCGTGTTGGATACCCTTTTTTCCTATAAAAGTTAATTTATTACCGTTAAGGTGACTTTTAAGCATGGTAGTTATACCGTAAGAACCGTTTTCCTTTTTATACATTTCATTTCCAACACGGATATTCATATCTTCCATTATTTTAATAACGTTAGCTATTACGCAATCTCTTGAAAGATCCTTTCTTTTAATAAAATTATTAATTACTCTAGAGTAATGATCGTAATTAAAATTTTTCATCTTGTTGAATTTAGCCTTCTTTGACTTCTCGGTCCAGTCTGAATGATAAATGTATTGTTTTCTACCTTTTAAATCATAACCGGTAGCCTGAATCTTTGAATTTTTAGACCCGTCTATTTTAACTAATGTCCACATAGGCGGTATTCTTAATTTTTTAATTCTTTCAAGATCTTCCTGAATTTTAGTACTGTATACAAAACCAGATTTAGTTTTATGTCTCGTTATGTACATTCTTAATAATTTAAGGATATTTTTAAATTAGAATGTATAATTACAATAAGTAATTAATAAATATAGAGTTATATAGGATAAAATATAACTTAACTAACTAAATGTCATCCTGGAATATCGCCCTGGTAGATTCGTCTGCTAGCATGACTTCAAATCAGAATTCTGTTAACAAAGGTATTATTGATCTTTTCAATGATCAACGTGATAATACAGATCGTTTTACATTTATAACATTTAACACGATAGTTAAAAATATAGCCGACGCAAATTTCAACGAAATTAATTGTGAAGACATTATTAATTCAATATTAAACGTAGGTTTAACTGCGCTATACGACGCAATCGGTCATGTATACAAAATGATTATCGCCGAAAATTTTAAAAATGTTTCTCTTACGATTATAACTGATGGTTATGAAAATTCAAGTAAAATACATACTTTAGTTTCTCTCAAAAACCTTAGGGAAACAATCGACGAGATGTGTAACTTGAATGTATCATTTATATGTGAAAACGAACACGACTTAAAAAACAATTCAGCGATTATTTCACATGCAAACGAATCACTCGAAATATCCGGCGATTACGTAGAGGCCTTTAGAAATATTTCTAGGTCAATGTCATACTCGAGACCCCCAAGTGTTAATCAAATTTATTCAATCGGAAATGAAAATGAAAATGAAAATGAAAATGAATCAATGTCTGAACCAATTGTTAAGAGGCAAAATTCTTACGCTGAAAAAAAAAGACCCCGTTTGTTCTTCTGAATTCATTAGCTGTAAAATGGTGTAAGTATTCCACGAATCTATTTAAATGTAGTCATCTTTATTATTATTGAGAAGTTTCGTTAATCTTTTGTCGTAGACATTTAAAATGCATAAATTAATTCCCGAAGGAATATGTTTATTCATTAAGGCACAGTTTGTCTTGAAATATTTTTAGACGTATACCTGTAAAAAATTAGTTCAAAGGGGTATAGCAATGAAAAATCCATTTTTATATACTAACATTTCCATCTCGCCTCGCAATTTGTACATGTCACAAAAGTAGTCATTGGTTCGTCGGCCGAGCGCGTCTGTAACTGATAATATACAGTCTTCATAGATTTACACTTACCACATTTAAACATTCCGTCGTCTGATACAACCTGTTTCACAACGATTCTTTCTAAATTTTTAGATTGTATAATATCCCAGAGAGTAGGGTTAAGTTCTTCCCTTGTTAGTTTGACAAGGGAATATGGGTCAATGCGACCATTTTTGATCTTTGAAATCATTTCATTAGCATTTGTCGTATAGGATATATTAGCCAATAGTCTTCTAGCATTTGACGCATAATACCTAATAAATTTTTTATCTGACCATTTTAATGGAGTTTCATTTTTCCTAGACATTTCAACAGCGTTATTAAATACGCCTTTTTCCATGTTTATAACTATGACATTGTCTTGAGCGATGCTTAGAAATTCTGCGCATTTCTGAACGAATATTTCGCGGCGATAAGACATGATTACACTAATGAATTCATTATGTATCTAATAATATTTATTTTATGTAAAAAAAGTTATAAATAAAATAAACTTTATTACGAAAATGGAATCTGAAAGTAAAGATTTGTCTTTAATTTTTTTAAGTTATAGTATACTGTTATATTAGCATTATTATTTACATTTGGAATGCCCGGAGCAGTGAATTATTATAAGTTTTTTAATAATGAATAAAAATATAATATTAATAATAAATGGCTAACGTTGAAGAAAACCCCAAAGAAATAGAATATGACGATAGCGATAATGAAAGCAGTTCGAGAGGAACGATATTACTTGGTATTTTGATATTATTACTGATGATGTTTGGTTTTTGGGCACTGTCCGAATTTAGTCAGGCAACTTATAAATATTCGTTTGGAAGTGTAGACCTCTCTTATAGCCCCGCTGCCGCGCTTATGAGTGCTTAAATTACATTTTTTAAATGTATTTAAAAATATTTAAGATATAAACGTTAAGAAATATGATAAGGCGACTGTTTATTGAAGAGGCTGAGATGTGTGCAATGAAATCGGATATGAATTTTAATCACGGTGCCGTTGTTATTTATCGTGGAAAAATTCTTTCATCTGGGTACAATTATTATCACGAACACAAATTTAATTCTAATTATAAAGAGTCTGTACACGCAGAAGTTAGCGCAATCAATAACGCACTTAAAAAAATTACTGCGGTCGAACTTAAAAAATGTGAACTTGTTATAATTAGAGTTAATCGACGGGGAGAACATCTAAATTCGAAGCCATGTTGTCACTGTGAAAAGTTTATAAATAGATTCAATCTCAAGAAGGTATTTCATTCTTAATTCTTAAAAAAGCATATATTCATCATGAGATAAAGACCCGATATAACCGACAAATTGGAAAGAGCTGGTTTGTATTTTAATGGAAAAGTATAAAAAATAAGGGTGGCAAGTACCGTAAATAAAATTAGGCCATATATCCCATATATAGCAATATCAGGTTTTTCATAAAAACTGCCGTATACAATAGCGAAAGATGAAATCAATTCAAATAATCCGGCTAAAAGAACAATAATTTGGCTAAACTCTGAAATACCTTCGGGTAATTTAGTCGCTAATCTGGAAGATTCAGATGCTCCAAAAGAAGAAACTTTAGATATACCGGAAAGAACAAACATCGTTACAAATAAAATGATAGAGAATAATACGCTATTCTTCATTTAATTTATATATAAAGTATATTTTAAATTAAGGATGATATTGTTTTTATTTACAAATTTACGTAAAAAAGATTTTATTCGATATAAATACAGGTATAACCTTGAAGATTGTGTACATGTTCATCATATAATTCCACTCCAGTGGAAGTCTAAAGCCAATATAAATGGATATGATGTTGATATGGGATACAATATGATGTTTATGCCTAATAAAATGGGAAAAACTAAACTTAACACAATCCGAAGAAATCACGAAGGTGGCCATGTGCAATATAATAAATATATAAATGAAAGACTGGAACACGAGTGTCCTTTTGAGATTAGACAATCAGTCAGACACTGCTTATCAAATGGCCTAGAAATACCTTGGAAATGAATGTAATTAAGCTTTCGCCCGGGATCGAACCGGGGTTAGTGGATTCAAAGTCCACGGTCATTACCTCTAGACCACGAAAGCTTGATTACATTGTAAAATTAATATACTCCTCCATTCGGGATCGAACCGAAGACATTGCGGTTAACAGCCGCACGCTCTAACCAACTGAGCTATGGAGGAATGTATTAATTAAAATACGTTATTTTTGTATTCCCTATGGAATTTTTTTAATCATATCATAAAGCATATTAGTAAGTGCCTTATCAATAATAAGGAGTTCTTTTAGTTTTTCTGGGTTTTCCATAATTTCTTTGATGTATAGTGTGTGATCTACAGCATCCATCGATAAATATATATATCTCATTTCTTTATATCAATTTCACTCATCTGGGACTTCGACCTCTTCTTCTTCCTCGTCTTCAGAGTCTACAATGGAATACCCTGATAGCTTATTGCTCTTGTAAATCTTTGCTTGTACAAGCTTGTATCCAACTCCAAACTGTGTCTTACCTACAAACCATACTCCAGTAGTCTGAATAAGGCATACTGCCTCGCATCCACGAGGAATAGCATCACTATTAATCTCACCGTTTTCATCTACGATTTTAACTTCCTTCTTGTTCTCATCATACAGCTTAAATAGAGGATCTCCCTTCTTAATATCAAACGGAAGCTTAACCTTAAGATTAGAAGGCCACTTTGGATCCTTTGGAAACTTCTCGGCAGACTTATAAAACTCGTTTACAAGTTCGCTGCTTAGCTTCTTACCGAACCACGTGTCACTCTGAGTAGGCATCGCCTTAGCCTTTTCGTCGATGGCGCGAATATTGTCAGTTAGCTTATGTAGTTGTTCGTTCTGGGTATCCGCATTAGCCATTGCCAAAGAAATGTGATACTTTACTGGCCCATTCTCGGGCTTTGAACTGTCGATACCAAAGGGAATACGTACACGGCAAGTCTGAAGGAAAAAGGGACCGGGCTGTTCGCCATTATTGTAATTTACAAGAACCCCCTGTCCACCTAGCTTATTCTGCCGCGGTGGCAAGAAAGTAACATTGTCCTTGTTGAATTCGTTAGAGAGTAGAATGTTGTTGCTGGCCATTGTGTATCTGTTGATAACTAAGTATAAATTTAACCTTTAAGTAGGTTAAAATTCTGTAAAAAAAATACACAATTATCTTAAATGTACGCCATTCTCATAATAATACTGGTTATTACATTGATAGAGATTTATAATATAATACCAGAAAGACAAAATGAAACAATTAGTGATAAACTAGATACAACTGAAGAAATAAATTTGAAATTAAATGAATATAGGGTTAAAGAGGGTACAAATGTATTTCATAGCCCTGGAAGAATATTAATTAAACAAAGTTATAATTTAATTTTAAAGTACAATGACGAGAATATATTAATGGAAAAAGACAAAAATTACAATATAAAAGATAATTTTGAAATAGAAATAATAAATATAGATAATAACGACATTGTTTACTATTATATAAGTTCATGAAAATAATTTCTTGTTCCGGTTTACATAAAATAACAGTCATAATTTTACATGGTTTTAATCAAGACATTTCTGAGATGGAATACATATCCAACTTAATCAATGAAGATTGTGATTTTATTAGGTGGGTTATTTTAGAAGGTAAGGGTATGAAATGGTACGACTATTACACCCAGAGAGATAATCACAATCGGCATGATAAAATAAACTATACTCAATTTACACATTCGTGCGATTATCTTAAAAAAACTATACACAACGAATTAAAATTGATACAGTCTAATAATTTATACTTGGTAGGAATTTCACAGGGTGGTACAATATGTATTAATACTACCATTAATCTAAACTGTCGTTTAGGTGGCACAATTTGTATAGATACTATATTTTTATCGGACTATATGTCTGATATTTCTTTTTTCCAACAGGAGTTCTTCGCATTAATTTCTACAAAAGACACGGTTTATAATCCTAATTTTCAAACCGTTTGCTACAATTTTCTTCGTTTTCTTGGAAATGAAATACATATTACTAAACGAGACGCTCAACACTGTAAAAATACAATAGAAATATGTAATTACATAAAAGATATTTTTACATAAAAATTACTTAAAAAATTATAATATATATATATTATACCATGACTTCCACTGATGACTACACGATGCATGATCGCGCCGATGATGACCCAGACATTATAGAACTTTTGGAAGAAGAACGTAAATGGAGAGTCATTTCCAATTTTAAGGAATTTATTTCAAAAGAACCTGAATTTATTGCCATCAAAAACCTGTCTTGTCAAGACATTTTGATCATAATCGAAACAACGAGATCAAATAAAAACGAAAAAGATTACCCAGATTGGCATATCCAATTTATCACGGATCTTATTAATGGAATAAGATATGGTCCGTTTGATACGAATTTTGTCAAGAATGTTTATGACAACATTTACAATGAGATGTACATTTAATCAAATAAGATTTCTCTAAGTCTATTGTTTGATTTATAAAATTTATCATATATTTTAGATTCGTTCAATATAGTTACAGTGCTTAGTGCACTTTTATCCGCAAGTTCAACTAAGGTAAAAAACTTTTCGTGTACATTTTTTGAAATATAATAAATCATACCGTATATTTGCTTATCTTTTAAAGGCTCTTTTAAGAAGTCTTTCATGTTACGTTTAATTACTCTAATTTTATCTTGGACTTTTTGAGGAATTTCTATGTCACTTTTAGTACCAATTGGTACAGATATATACTTTTCAAACCCTGTTCCTTTGAAGAGGTCTTTTAATCTAAAATTGTGCGCGTAAATGTCGCCGATAAATGTATCTGTAACGCTTGATATACGCTGAATGGATACATTTAAATTATTATACACCATCGGGTAGTAAATTGCCCAGGCTAGAAGTGCTTTTCTTTCTTTTCCGATCATTGTTTTATTTAAAATTAATACATTATACCACAATGAAATTATTTCTTTTTCTACTCTTTCGAATGAAATAGGGTTATAATATGGTCTTATTTTATCTAAAATTTCTGTGAGATTTCTTATTCCGTTAGCTATCCTCTGTTCTTCGGCGTCTAATGAAACCCAAGTGTTAATCTTTGAAAGGTCTCTCGAGACCGGTTTTCCATCTTTTATTATACTCACTACTACTAAACCAGGTTCTAAAAAGGTGCCGGACCCAAAGTTTATATCCTGTTTGAATGTTTTAAAAGGATTTAAACTAATACTTGATTTTGCTGTACCACATTCATTACATATCATCTCATGATTTGAAAATATGATATTACTTGATTCACATATGTCACATATATCAGGTAATGCATTGGGTACCATTGGTACTACAACAGGTTCTGAAATTAATCCTTGTTTTTTTAGACACTCTATTAAATGGTTTTTTTGATCTTGTATACTTTTATCAGATATACTCTTTTGCAATAACAACGCTGTCAGCTGTTTTGACATACTTAATTATAATTAATTATTTTATTTTGTAATTATAATTACGATGCAATTAATTTATGAGGCCGTCGTAGTTGGTATAGCGTTTGTAATATTCGGTAATATTGCAGCATTTCTAGTGGGTCCATTTTTCAAAGTGGATCTACCAGAAGAATGTAAAGATTGGAATAAGTTTTATGCAATGGAAATTACGCTTTTTGTAGCCGGTGTCCTTGGTCACCTTGTATTTGAATTCTCGGGTGCTAATAAATGGTATTGTAAAAATGGATTTGCCTGTAAAAGGTAAAAAAAATAGATGAATTTAACAACAAAGAGCCCACGCGGGGGATCGAACCCCGAACCTCAAGATTAGAAGTCTTGCGCGCTATCCAATTGCGCCACGTGGGCTCTTTGGTGTTTTAAATGGTAAAATTGTTTGGTACAGTGTTTATAAACTGCGGTGCGTAAAATTTGACTATTTCTATATCTGAATAGGGCGTTTTAATCTGAATAAAATTGATATATTTATTGGCATACACTAAAGCTTTTTTATGGCCTAATCTAGGTTCATTTAATTTGTAGTACATAAATAATATATAATTTAATTTTCTTCCTCTATAGGCTTTACAAATTTTTTTAATAATTAGGCGCTCTTTGGATTGCGGACGGCGCGCTTCTTTGGGGGCGCCTTTGGGGGTTCCTCCTTTGGGTCTTCGGATACTACACCTGCATCTGGAACAACAGCGACAGGAGAAGGCTTCTTAAAAACTACCTTTGGAGTTTCGGTCTTAACAGCTTCCTCTGCGACCCCAAGAGCCTTCTTGTCCTTCTCGGACATTGGGAAATGAGGCTTAAGATAACGCTGAATGTTGAAGAATGTAACAGGCTGATCTGGATCTCGGAGTAGAGCCTTGAGGGCTAGACCCTCAGGTGTCTCAGTTAGGAGCATAAAACGACGATTCTTGGGATCCTGTAGTTCATGCTTCTTAATGTAATCGTTAATACCCTGGGTAACTTCACGACGCGAATGCTCAGTATCGGGTTCAAATCCAAGAAACTTACACAATTCATTAGAAATAGCAACGGGCTTATGAAGAGCCGACGTGCGCGGAGGGGCATCTGGGTCAACTTCCTGAGGTGGGCGACGAGTACGCTTACCCTTATTTACCTCCTTCTGTAGAACCTTCATTCGGGCACTGAGACTCTTAGTTGTCTCCATTAGAGACGAGAAATCCTTGATTAGAAATTCGAACTTATCGTGTGTTGTCATTGGGGCAACGGTTTCCTGCGAATCAGACATTTTATTATAACTATTTATGTATTTTTTCTTTAAGTAGTTTTAGCCCGTGCGTTTAAAAAAAAATTAACTCAAAGAAATGATATATATACATTTATACAATTATACATTTATACATTTAATTATGGATACTACTATATCATGTGTCGCCGACTTTATTAAGCGGTATAAATCCATGGCTAATATCACGTTTACACTAGGGAAATACACGGATAAATTTGGTTTTGAAAAGCATCTTTTTCAAAAAGACAACTATCTTTGTATTCTAAACCTGTTAAATTCAAATGATCATTGGGAAGACCGGACAGAATTAACTAGCACGATAAATAACAAAATTCCTTATAAAATCATGGACACAATTATTTATAAGATTGAGAATAGTCCATATGATCTAATAATCGCAGCCGAGAGCAAAAAAATTCAAGAAATTTACGTTTCAGACGAATATATCAAAAAAGAAACATCATTCGTAAGAAAATGTCACACATTTAGAGTATCATGTGAAAACAGTGTACAACTCGGAGACATTTTCAATTTTAATCTTGTTTTTTCTAAAAGTGAAAATACAGATACATACAATTCTCATTCTAGTCTACTTAAAATATTAGACATCATCAAGTCGGTAGACGAATGTAAAACTAATGATTATTTATTTAAAAAATTGTAAAAAAATAATTAACTTAAATAAAACGTTTATATATAACATAAGATGACTACTATTAACTTTCATAGCTTTAATGCGGAAAATAAATATATCACACGTGAAGACATTACTAGAATTACAGGTTATAATCCTATTAATGTTTTAACTTATCAAAAGGCGTTTATTCATAAAAGTGTACTTAGATTCTTAAACGATACTGAATTAAAGAATTCTTACGAAAGATATGAATTCCTTGGAGATTCAGTATTAAATCTTATAATAGCAGATTTTATATTCCGTAAATATCCGAATGAAGAAGAAGGATTTATGACTAAAGTTAAGACTAAATTAGTTAATGGTAAAACTCTCGCCTTTTTCACAAAACAATTAAAATTAGATCAATTTTTAGTTATCAGTCAAAATGTAGAAAAAATAAATGGAAGAAAGAATGACCGTATATTGGAAGACATTTTCGAAGCATTTCTATGCTCTATACATTTAGATTTAGGATATAAATATGTAGAACATTTTGTACTATGTAATGTACTTAAATTTATAAATTTTGATGAAATCCGTGAAGACAATAATTACAAAGACATTCTATTAAGAAAATGTCAAAAGATGTTTCAAATTAATCCCGAATATGAATTGATCTCTACAACCGGACCCGGGCATAAGAAAACGTTTACAAGTATTGTTATAATAGAAGGAAAAAGATATTGTACTGGTGTTGGATGTACTAAAAAAGATTCCGAACAGATAGCCTCAAAAAACACACTTGAAGTATTTTAGGCGGCGCCCGTGCTACCAAACCCGCCTGTACCTCTTGAGGTATCAATATTTACGTTCGAAATTTGAAACTTGGGCAAAATTCCGTCGAATGCTATAATTTGAAAATAACAGCAACCTTCTTGTAGAAGCACATCAACTGCTCCAATGTTATCTATTACTACCATAACGTCTCCGCGATAGTTTTTATCAATAATCCCAATCGAATTTGATAGACGAATTGTTGTTTTTGAAATGGAACTTCTTGGTACGAGCATATATCCTTTATTCTGTTCTCCTTTAAATTTAAGATTAATTTTATGAGACTTAGAATTCTTAGGTATAAATTCTGAACTCTGCATCGGAATATCAAGACCGACGTCTTCATTTCGTTTTGCTTTATCGTAAGTGGGGTGATTTTTCCAAAAATAGTCGTTTTCAGGGTCAATGGTGATAAAGAGCGTCATACTTATAAATGAAAATATGGTATCTTTTTAAATCTATTTAAGAACATATGCTAGTATACATCTATAAGCATGTCAGTTTTTATCTCTAATTCTCGGGTTATCAATTTAACGCAAAAAATTTCTTATATTGGAAGTGCGGGTTTTGTGAGGCTCGTTGATGTAATGCCCCGTGTAATTCCAGAAGGTTGCAAAGCTTTGATGTGTGATCATGCTGTTGTTCAGGCAGCAAGAGTATCGTTGAATGAAGGCATTAAGACTGGAGAGAAAGACATTAAACTTATTGATTTTCTTATTCGTCATAAACACACCAGTCCTTTCGAAATGGTAAAGTTTAAATTTCACGTAAAGGTGCCGATATTCGTACAAAGACAATGGATTCGTCATAGGATGGCAAATGTTAATGAAATTTCCGGAAGGTATTCGGTTATTAAACCTGAATTTTATTATCCAAAGGCAATTCATGACCAGGGTAAAATGAATAAACAAATGTCTGGTAACATAATCGAATGTAAAAATACAAACGAAATGTTTCACGATTATATGAGTAATTCTTTGAAACAATATAATACCTATAAACTTCTTGTACAAAGTGGTGTATCTCGCGAAACCGCGAGAATTGGTCTTCCTCAGAATATGTACACAGAGTTTTATTGGAGTATTGATCTTCATAATCTTCTTAATTTTATTCGTCTTAGATCTGCTTATAACGCACAATCTGAGATTAAAGAATACTCCGATGCTATGAAAGATCTAATTGAAAGTCTCGTCCCAAACACTATTAAGTCTTACGATAAGTACAATACTATCTGAATATGAGAAATTTATTGATTATCCTATTAAAAAAAATCCAAAAAGGATTAATAGGTTGTTTCCCTTCAAATTCTTCCATAAGGATATTAGCAAAATTGTGTTGCTTTGTTAAAGTTTCTAAACGGCCATCTATTACATTTGTCAAACTGTGGCGCGGATTATAATTAAATGTTTCAAATTTGATATCAGAATCCAATTGAAAATATAATAATTTTATTTTTAGCATAATTCTACTCATAACTTTTTTTTGGTATGTGTAAAATTTTGTAATTGTAGATATATGTAAAATTATTTTATTTTTAAGCGTTTCTACTAAATGTTTTTTCTCAAAAACTAAATTATCGATTGATATGCCATTTTTAACTCTAACAGCGTCGTCTTCTATTTCATAATTAGATTTAGTGATGTACATCTTAATATTTGATATAAAATTTATAATCCAGTTATGTATCTTTATTATATTTTCGAATGGGTAATATTTAAAATTAATATCGTCAAACGGTTCAAATTCTATGCGTTGAGCTTCTTTGTAAAAATCTGAAAAATGTAATTCACTAAATCCATTTTTTATTCTTATATATAATTTGTAATATTGACCGTATGTATAGTAGATATGATGATTAAAAAATTTTTTATGATCTGTTAATTCTAAATCAGCAAGACTTATCTGGTATAGCATGGTGTCTAATGACATTATAAAGGCTTTATTCTTTTCTGTCTGTTTTATATATTGATTATAAGTACTTTTAAGGTGAACGCATTTTTCTTCTATTTCATCAAGTATCCTAGATATATCATTCCTATAATCTTCTATTTTAACAAAATCGTCAGGAATTTCCATGATAAGTTAATTATATATAAATAAAATAATTAAGATCATTAAATAACATGAGTATTGATAATACATCTCTTAAAGAATACATTGCTTGGGAACATCATCATGAGACTATTTTTGTAGATTGGGCGGATAAGGCGGCATGTTATAAATGGCTACACGACAAATCTTATCTAAAATACTCTGCCAAAAGAAATATGTTTACTATCCCAGTTATTATAATGTCTACGTTAACCGGGACTGCTAATTTTGCCCTTGAAAGATTTCCAAAAGAATATCAAAATATATGTTCCATAGCAATTGGTAGCGTTAACATTTTGGCCGGTATCATTACCACAATTGGTCAATTTTTAAAATTAAATGAACTTACAGAAAGTCACAGAACGGCGAGTGTAGCATGGGATAAATTCCATAGAAGTATCCGAATAGAATTGATTAAAGCCCCTGATGAGAGACCAGATGTAAATTATTTTATGAAAACTTCCCGCGACGAATTCGATAGATTAATGGAAACCTGTCCCGATATAGATAAAAATATAATTGAAATGTTTAGAAAAAAGTTAACCACTGGAATAGACAAAAATGACGTTATCCGCAAAAATAAAAATTTTAATAAATTAATTAAACCAGAACTTTTTAATGAGATTAGCTCTTTACAGGATGTTGTATATAAACAAATTAAGGTTAATACAATTGAAATAACAGAAAAGAATAGAATAGAAAAATTACTAGTTGAACGAGAAGATTACAAAAATAAAAGCAAAAATGTATGGTCTTTTATTGAAACATTCAAAACAAAATATGGCAGAGAACCGTCGGAAGATGAGATGTATTCAAATCTTAGAAATACTGACTTAACTCCTAATGAGATAAAAATTATAATAGAACAAAACTAATTACAAAAAAATACACAACTTAATATTATTTTATACATATAAAAATATAATTGTATATATAATATAATGGAAGTCGAAAAACTGAAAGATTGTCTTGTAAAGCTGGCCCTTAAATCAGGATTCGATTCAATTAATAATTTTGTTAAATACAAAGAAGAAAACGTATGTAACGGAAAATACATAGCAGTTTATCCAGAAATTCAAATAATTTCAACAAGTGATGATAAGACTTACGTCGACAACTTAAAAGTGATGACAGCACAGAATTTATACGATAACAAATCGGGTGATATAATCAAATTAACAGATGAAATGTCTAAAAAATTGAATATATCTGCTCCCCCTATTGGATGGTGGGCATCAGAGAAATGGGACGGTATCCGAGCTTTATGGGATGGAGAAAAGATGATATCGCGCGGTTCAGGGGCTGGCAAACCTAAAGTTTACACATACATTCCAGAATGGTTTAAAAATACACTGCCGCCGGGTATTCCATTAGACGGAGAAATTTGGATAGGAAGAGGACTTTTTCAGAAAACAAGTAGACTTTCCACTCTTAAGCCAGGGAAGAGTTACACAACCGAACAAATTGAAAAAATCTGGGCTGGAGATTCAGGACCACCTGTAGTATTCAAAGTTTTTGATATTCCAAATGATTCGAGGCCCTTTGAAAAAAGAATGTCTTTTCTTCAGACTGTCGTAAAAGATCGTAAGGTTTGTTGGAACTCGATTGTTTATCCGGGTAAGAAAACTTTTCCTATTCAGTTCACAGAACAAGTAAAAATTAAATCGATTGAACAGCTTATTAATCTATATACAAAGTTAACAACAGAAGGTGCTGAAGGTATTATGCTAAGAGCACCTGGTTCTCCTTACCAAACTAAAAGAAGTAAATACATGTTAAAGTATAAAATCAAAGAAGACGCCGAATGTATACTGCGAGAATACGTCCCAGGAGATGGAAAATACATTGGTATGCTTGGTTCATTGAAATGTGAATTAATGAAGGATAATAAACCTAATGGGGTGTTTACTCAAATAGGTACAGGCCTAAATGACACCCAAAGAGAAAATTATAATAATCCAAATTCTTCAGATTTTATTCCAATTGGAAGCATAGTTTCATTCAGTTATATGGAGATGACAAACGAAGGTGTACCACGTCACCCTGTTTATCGTGGCATTCGTGATGACATTTCCACTTTATTGTCTAAACCAGAAAGTAGCATATCAGTGAAAGATGTCAAAAAAATTATATCTAAACTAATTGCTAAAATAATTTCCGATAAAGAAGCTAACTGGACTTTCAAAGTAAAAATTTATAAACAAACAAATGAAATATTGAAGGATCGTATGGAATTAAGTTCAGTGGAAGACTACATCAAGGTTCTTAGAGAAGGAGATATGAAATTAACAGGTGAAGAAAACTTTAAAGTAAAGAATGGAACATGGAAGAGTGCTATATTACAAAAGATAGACAGTATTCTAAAGACGGGTCAAACTGACGGAATATCACTCACTGAACAAGACGACCGTTCTCTTGCGATAGAAAACCTGACTAAAATTCCAAACGTAGGACCGAGTACAGCCGCTAAAATATACGACACTGAAGAAATCACTACAATAGACGAACTCAGATACATTTATTCAATTAATAATGAAATTCTAAATGATAAACAGGCAATCGGGTTGAAACATTACGATGATCTAATTCGTAGAATCCCTCGAAAAGAAATGGATGAATGGAATCAAATACTAACGGATGTATTCTCCGAAACAATGACAGGAATTGGTATATCTGGAGAACTCATTATTGTAGGATCTTATCGCAGGAAAACTCCTGATTCTGGAGACATTGATGCTTTAATAACCACTGACGCCAAAAATCCAAGGGTAATGACAACATTTTATAATAATTTAGTTAAGCGCGGCATAATCGAACCTTCTGATATTATAGCAAAGGGACCTACTAAAATTATGGCGGTTGCCAGTATTGACGAATACTATCGCCATCTTGACATTTTCTACCATCCAAAAGAAACTTTTCCGTTTGCGATACTATTTACAACAGGTTCAAAAGAATTTAATGTTAGAATGAGAAAATTTGCCCTTGAAAAAGGTTACTCACTAAATGAGAAAAACTTAACTCATAAGTCTCCAACTGGTAGAAAAGTAACAGATTCTGAGTATATGACTGCAATAGAAAAAAAGTTTCCAGAAACAGAAAGGGATATCTTCGATTTTCTTGGATATAATTATATTTCTCCAGAGATGAGATAAATAGATATAAATTTAAATAATTTCATGTGAATAACATTCAGT